CCCTCCTGTGCAAACCCGTCCTATACGTGTCGGTGGTTAGGCACCTTTAGGCAATCGATAAGCCAGCTTTTGGTTTTATTGCTTGAAACTTAGCAATTCCATAGAATTTATCAGATTCTTTACCCAAATACAATCTCCGATACCTATCAGAACCACTAAGAAACATCGCCGCACCATCTGAACTCCATTGAACCTCGGAAATCTGATTCGCACGACAGTAATCATTGAACGCTTCTACATCCATCATCTCTCTCATTGCTTTCGGATATGTTAGAATATAACTTTTTAATACCTGCTCCGGACAAGCATCATACTTGTCATACTCGCGTCGCCTTTCGGGATAAAGCAATCTAGACACGAGGAGATTTGGATGTCTCCACCTTCCCTGTACTGTCCACGTACTTGAGAGAAATTCGGGATCTTGCCGATTTGATCCAAATGAGGACTTATCAGCATTCACCTTCACTCCAAAGTTCTTACTAATGTATGATTCTACATCCTGTAGGTTTAACTCATCATTAGTGAACAATAGATTATCATCGCCCATAATCATCATGTCTCCATCTACTCCAATTGATCTCTGTAGCGTTCTAATCATAATTAAATTCACAACTGTGTCAATAATCTGAGTGAACATAGAGCCACTAGGAACTCCTTTACTACTCCTCACACATCCATTAGGTGAGATGATTGTTTTGTGGATGAAATCATGGACGACTGCATCCCATCGCCATTCTTCAACAGAACGAAAGCAGCATTTTATAACATCAAACGCATCCTCAATAAGCCAATCGGAAATTGACCTATCATAACCGCTGTAATCCAAGGACACCCAGTAATTGCGGTTGCGCTTCATTACACTGATATAGTGAGATATTGCGTTATCTGACTTTCCACCAGCATAAAACGACTGTTTTGCCATCCAATCTTGCACAGGTCTACTGAATGCCAATTCGTTGATGATGACGTCAAACGAAACCATTAATACAACCCTAGTCTTATGTTTCGCCTTACCTGTCTGCTTACCTTCAGAGTCATACTCACCCGATGCTTGCGTCCTCAAGCCCGGAAGCATTGGACTCCCAAACGATCCTGCCTTCTTAGCTTTAGCCTCAGACTCTTGCAACATAGTCCAGACCTTCCCTCTGTATTTACCCTTACGCTTTAATCCAGTTAAAATGAATTGCCACCCGCTATGGGTATCAGTGCGAGGTACTGCATCCCATATGTCCTGTTCAGACTTGAAATGCAACTGATCGAGTTGAGCTCTACCGAAGTATCGCCTTAACTCTTCTAGCGTATCTTGATAGTTACGGTTCCACCTAAAGGAAGTATAGTTGCGATCGCTGAATTCGTCAATTGCAGCGCAATACTTCTTCGCATCTTTAATTGAGCGACAGAATAACCGACCATCGTCCGCTCTAAGATTCCTAAGATACTCAACTTCTTTACCCAAATTGAAGCTGGGTTTAGAAAACTTAGTTAGGACAGCTTTCAACCTCTGATCGAATACACGACCAAGTCTCTCCGAACTCAACTGCGTTTGAAAGTCACGCAGACGCTTCTTTGACCCTGCATCTAGGCTAGCGTAGAGAGATGATGCATTTGCTTCCTGCATAACTGCAGTCCTCCTTTCAAGTTCGTCTCTCACAAGAGACTAAAGATTTACTGTCGACTTTGCCTCAACATAGGAGTTGGGAGGCTTCAAGTTTGTAAATTAATCTTTCGTCTAAACTGTTCACTCTTTACGTCTAAAGAACTACTAAGTCTTCAGTGTAAATATCAA